TTTGCAACAGAGGATTTCAAAGCAGGAATCTTTTTAGGTGAAACACATATATGGGAAGAACGAAGAAGAGATTGGATTAGAACACCATTAGGTGGATTTATAAACCATTCAGAAGACCCAAATTGTTATATTAGTACAAACATCCATTATCACAATGGAGACCAAAGAGAACTATATACAATTAGACCCATACTTGAGGGTGAAGAATTAACAGTGTATTACACACTATTACAGGAGTAAATTATGGAAGGATTAAATCAAGTATTTCCTATACCTTTATACATGAATGAACTAAAATTAGATGATATTGAATTACCTATTTTTATAGACTCAAACATTGTACGACATGAAATACCAGAACTTAAAGAAAAAGTATTAGAAATTATTTCTAATATGTTACAAGAAATGGGATATGTAGACCAACCATTAAAACTAAATGACATGTGGTTTAATCGTTATGACGAAAAGAGACCATTTTTAGAATATCATTTTCATCAAAACTGTTCATGGACTGGAACATACTATCCAGAAGATGCAAATCATGTAATGGTTTTATATAATCCACATGCAAATCTTATACAGTCACATTATCCAACAGTAGTAACCCCTACAGGGTTTAATCAAGAAGTTATCCATGCAAGTGATATTAAAAAAGGTCAATTAATAATACATCCATCATGGATGGCACATCAAGTTTTCTGGAATGGTGGAGAACCATCACATTCAATTTCATTTGATGTTGGATATGAATTACCTATTGGTGACACAGAATATGGGAGTTACTCAGAATAATGGAAGCTATACTAAACAAAGATGATTACAGAGAGTTTACTCAAAGAGTAGACATTGCAGTTTCTAAAGGAGAAGAAGTACCTCATATTGTAGAAATGATATCTGCAAATCAATTTAAAGTAACTTTACTTAAGAAATTAGACCTAGAATTGTTAGACAATATAACAAAGGATGTAAAACCACAAAGAATATTCCCATGAAGACATTTGAACTATTAGATTATGGATTTGAATCTTTACCTACAGAGAATGTAGATGGTAAAAGATATTACATAACACCAACAGGTGAAAAGTATCCATCGGTTACATCGGTTACTGGACTTTTGAGTAGGGATGGTATTAAAAAATGGAGAAAGAGAGTTGGTGCTGAAACAGCAAACAAGATTTCAACTCAAGCTGCAAGACATGGAACATCTGCACATCAACTATTTGAAGACTACATTAAGAATGATAACTTTGAAGAGAAGTTTAAAAGTGCAATGCCCACAACACAACAAGCATTCATCTCACTAGAAAAAGAACTAAACCAGATAGGAACTGTTCATGCACTTGAAGCTCCACTATACTCTCATGAACTACAACTAGCAGGTAGGGTAGATTGTATTGCAGAGTATTTTGGTAATGAGATTTCAATCATAGATTTCAAAACAAGTAGAAAACCTAAAGAAAGAAAATGGATACAAAATTACTTTATACAGGAAACTGCATATGCAAAGATGTTTGAAGAATTGACAGGCAAGAAAGTACATTCACTTATCACTATGATTGCAGTGAGTGATGGTTCTAGTCAGTTGTTCATAGAACAACCAAATTCTGATTATGTAGACCAGCTACAAGAACTTCGTAGTCAGTATAGAACTGAGTATGGTCTTTAGTAGGAATTCATTGCAAACCACATGATTAAAAATGGTAAAGCAATGGGTGCTAACATGAAGAAAGTAAAAGAAGTAAATTCTCTTATGTTCTCACATATCTCGCATCGGTGTTCATAGATATAGTTAATAGCACGACTCATTTTAGGTTCGGTCTCCTTATAAATACTAATATGGGTTAAAAAAATGATATATCATCTAGTTATAGATTTTTATCACTTATATTTATAATAGTTATAAGTTACCTTTTAAACAAATTTAAAAATAAATATGGCATATTCAAAAAAAGTAGTCGACAGATTCGAATCGGTTCTAAATAATCCAGAAGCACATGCAGTTGGAAGGTTCGACCCTAAAGACCCTAATGTTGCAACTGGTATGGTAGGAGCTCCTGCTTGTGGTGATGTCATGAAACTTGATATAAAAATGAAAGGGGATATCATTGAAGATGTCAAATTCAAAACTTATGGATGTGGTTCTGCTATTGCATCATCGACACTTTTTGTTGAGATGCTCAGAGGTAGAACAATTGAACAGGCAAAACTCATTAAAGATAAAGAGATTGCAGATGCTCTTGAATTACCACCAATCAAACTCCACTGTTCAGTCCTTGCAGAAGAAAGTATCAAAAAAGCAGTAGAAGACTGGGAAACAAAAGTTCAAAAAAGAAAGCACAACAATCCACCAGACTAAATGAAATTAGATTATGAAGTAAGTGAGATAAGTCTTGAGAATGCTACCTCAATAATACAAAAAGAACACTATTTGAAAGAAATCTATGGATTAGATTATCCATGGCCAGAGGGTCTTTTACATAATTGTTATGGTCTATTCAACAAAGGTGATTTAGTAGGTGCAGTTCAATTTTGTTCTTATCGTAAAAATCAACAATGGCATATCCCTTTTCATAAACAATTCTTTGGATGTCATACAGAAACATGTGAAGGATTCTATGAAATAGCTAGACTTGCAGTAGAACCACAGGATGAACATAACATAACATCATGGTTTTTATCTCGTGCAATCAAATTGTTAAATCCAAAAGTTGTAGTTACATCATCGGATGCAGAATTTCATGAAGGTAAGATATACTCTGCAATAAACTTTGATTATTATGGATTACAATATGACAGAGATTGGTATGAACCAGATAAACCATTTCATGTATATCTAAAAATATATGATAAAAATATAGAATGTGAGTGGAAAAAGACTTGACAAATACCAGTTCGATAGTATACTAGTATAGTAATGAAAATAAAAGTGATTATATGATTTTAACCAAAAAAAGGTTTACAGAAGCAATCGAAACTCTAGTCTTAGAGAAAGGATTAAACTACATTGATGCAATCGTGCATTATTGTGAGACCCAACATCTTGACCCAGAATCAGTAAAGAACTTAATTACTCCACCTCTTAAACAAAAGATAGAGAGTGATGCATTATCTTACAACTTATTAAAACCAAACGCAAAGAAAGGAAAAGGCAAATTACCAATATGAAGAAATTTAATCGTACACCACAAAGACAAAAGGAATGGGATAGAAAACCAAAGAAACCATCTGGGCCACCACCATTTGATGTCTTAATGAGACGATTCAAGAAGAAGGTTGAAAGAGATGGTATTATTGCAGAAGTTCGTGAAAGACGATACTACGAAAAACCATGTGCAAAGAGACAAAAGAAAATGAATGGTTGGAAACGAAAAATTAAGATTGATAAGATTCGTGAAGAACAAGCATTGGAAGCTTACAAAAGAACCAATAGGTATTGATAGGTGGATGCAAGATTTGGATATGAATCATATAAATTATACTTAGGAATTAAATTACATTATAATTCTGATTATGATTTTAATAGATACAATGGAAAAGTTAGTGCATCATTTGAAAGTTATCTCAAAAGAAACGATAAGTTTCAATTTGCAAAACTTAGAAAACAACACAATGGACAACTTAAGGATTTTTACATATCAAACTTTATGTACAAGGACTTTTGGGTAGGAGATTTATTCGGTGAAGAAGCAAAACAAAACTATACAGAGTGGAAAAAATACAACCAGTCTCTTCTCTACTCTTTCGAAAAAGATATCAGACATCTTAACACACTTGAAGGGAAACTGGACAATTTATTTAATACTAATACTTCTAGTCATCCTATCATTGTCCAGTGTCTTTTATCCAAGTCCATATCATTTGGAACAGGAGTATTACTTGACTCCCTTATTGGATGGAGTTCCCGCTTAAACATATCAGAACAATATGTCTGGCCAGAAGTTAAACAAAGATTACAAAAGACTCAAGGGTTTATCGGATATAATAACGATACATTAAAGAAAAAGGTATTAGAAATATATGACTTTTGACACATATGAACCTACAGTAAATGAAATGATGGATATTGATAATGCAATGTCGTATTTAAACCTCTCAGAGGG